TCAGTCGTGCAGATGTTCTGCGGCGTGCAGGGTATTTTCCAACAGGCAGGCGCGGGTCATCGGGCCGACGCCGCCCGGTACCGGGGTGATCCATGCGGCGCGCTCGCTGGCTGGTTCGAATTCCACGTCGCCGAGCAGACGGCCATCAGCCTGGCGGTTGATGCCGACGTCGATGACGATCGCGCCGGGCTTGATCCATTCACCCTTGACCAGGCCGGTGATGCCGGTTGCGACCACGACCAGGTCGGCCCGCCGTACGTGCTCTTCGAGATTGCGGGTAAAGCGGTGGGTTACGGTAGTGGTGCAGCCGGCCAACAACAGCTCCAGCGCCATTGGACGCCCAACGATGTTCGAGGCGCCGACCACGACCGCATCCAGCCCATGCAGGTCGACTCCGGTGCTTTCAAGCAGCGTCATGATGCCTTTCGGCGTGCATGGGCGCAGCAATGGCATACGCTGCGCGAGGCGGCCAACGTTATAGGGGTGGAAACCGTCCACGTCCTTGTCCGGGCGGATGCGCTCCAGCAGCTGGGATGCATCCAGATGCTTGGGCAGAGGCAGCTGGACGAGAATGCCGTCGATCGAAGAGTCGTCATTGAGCTGATCGATCAGGGCCAACAGGTCTTCCTGGCGGGTATCGCTTGGCAGATCATGGGCGACAGAGTTGAAGCCCACCTCCTCGCAATCTTTGCGCTTGTGCGCCACGTACACCTGGGAGGCTGGATCGCTGCCGACCAGAATCACGGCGAGGCCGGGTGCGCGGAGCCCTTGGGCGCGACGTTCGGCAACACGACCGGAGATCTGTTGGCGAATGTTGGCAGCAATCGTTTTACCGTCGATCAGTTTTGCGGTCATGACGCTTGGTTAACCATTGGAGAGGACTTGGAAAGGGCGCGTATTCTCGCATGTCGTAGCGATACGGCAAAGGCGAAGCAGCGTTCGTCACCTGTAACCCCTTTATCTAACTGAAATTTTTTTCAATTTGCTGTTGACGACTGTTTGGGGTCTCTATAACATTCGCCCCGCTTGTCGAGCACAGCCTGCTGCTGGGTAAGATGGCTTACGAAGAAGGCGACTTCTTTCAATAGCCGGAGCTTCAAGTCTGCGCTCCGAACAGAATGCAGATAAAAGCGCCCGTAGCTCAGCTGGATAGAGCATCCGCCTTCTAAGCGGATGGTCGCAGGTTCGAGTCCTGCCGGGTGCGCCATTTCGGGCTCTGGCACAAGCAAATGCAATATGGTGGGCGTAGCTCAGTTGGTAGAGCACAGGATTGTGGCTCCTGGTGTCGAGGGTTCGATCCCCTTCGTCCACCCCATATTCTCGAGAACGCCAGGCGCTGCCTGGCGTTTTCGTTTAGCCCGCTTGGCGGACGTGGTGAAATTGGTAGACACACCAGATTTAGGTTCTGGCGCCGCAAGGTGTGAGAGTTCGAGTCTCTCCGTCCGCACCATGTAACACGCTGAAAGCCCCGGATTCCGGGGCTTTCGCGTTTCAGGGCCATGGCGAAAGAGCGCGAGTTTGTTCCCAGCGTGTTCCCATGAGTATGCGGGTGAGTGCGGGAAAACCCACTCAGGCGCGGGATGACAGCGATTTTGCTTGACCCATCGGGAAAGGGTAATTTAGGTAATCTCGATTCTGAGGCGTCTGAAAACCCTCTGAATTCAAGGCGTTGCAATGATTTGTTGAAGGTAATAATAGGGTAATAAATTGGTAATCGAATTACCTAAATCAGTGGTCAGCAGCCAGAAATCCTCAACCCTTTAGAGTCAGGCACTTACAGAAAAATTACCTTTTGCCTTACCTCAAATTACCTTCCGAGGTAATCGTTTCAGCCCAGTAAATACGCGGCCTACAGCCGTGAAAATCTCCCCCCTTACCAAAATTACCTATTTTCGAAATCGGCTTCGATTTCTGAGGCCATACGCGCGCGCCTGTTGAGCGCTCCCGCGCAGGGATTCGCAGGTATTTCCCGCCCATTGATCGCCTCGCCAGCGCAGTAACTGGCCCGCCTGGCGCCATGTGCAGGCCTGCAGTGAAAGCGACCTATTTAGCCCGCAGGTGAGGTGGGGGGACAACGGCGCGCGCCGGGTGGTGGCTGGGCCTGGGTGTGCTGGCCGGTCGGTCGCGGTCGGCTTCTGGTGACATAGGTGGTGCGCGGCGGCAGGTCAGCGGGCGACGGCCTGGCACGCAGGTACTGGGTTGGCTGCAGGCCGCATGAATACTGGGGTTTTCGAGCCTTTAAGGATGGACTCGAAGGGCTCGTTTTGGTATGGTTTTCTGGGGCCTTGCTTGCTTGTAGGGCGGCAAAAGCGCCCGTTCAGAGGCACAAAAAAACCGCCCGTAGGCGGCTTCTTTTTCTGGCAATGTCATTTTTTCCGATGGCTCACGATCGCCATGTAAACCGCAAGACAAGCGAGCAGGGGAAAGATAACAAGCACCCAAGCGAGAGTGCTATCAAAGACTTGTTTGACCTCTATGCCCATACCTATCGCAGCGAGGATGAAGCCAAAACTAACTGCGTAGTCACCGTTACCTGCCGAAAGCAGTAGGCTGTCTAAAGCGTTAAGCGCAGTGGATAGGGTTGCGTGCAGCATTATTGCGACGATGGGGCCAGCCATGATGGCTAACGCGATCTCCAAGCAGGCCCACAGAAACCCGTCACCGAAATCAAACAACAAGCTCAGCTGCACGATGATGAACAGGCTGAACATGCCGAAAACGAAATAGCCCAGCGCAGCTGGCCCGCGCTCCTCGTCCTTTAGTTCATCGTCGTAATCCACACCTGGCATGGCGTAATCCATCTTGCGGGCTCCGACAGCAAGCAATACGGAATTGATCATGTCGCTTAATCGAGTCGATATCTGAGGTTTAAATGCGTGCAAAAAAGCAAGCCCAAAGCCAGTAATCTCGAGTATCAAGGCCAAAACTTGCAGCTGATCGTTGTTCATTCAAACTCCTTTTCAAGATATCCGCCGATTATATGATCTAACGGACCGGGTGCAGCTCAAACTCCCGAAAACGCACTACCTCATCCCCCAGCCACTCGTTCACCTGCTGGAGCCGCGCCTGAATCGGCTCCAGCTCGTTGACGGCCCATACCTCGGCGGCCTCGCGCAGTGAGCCGAAGCCGCCGGCGTTCTGCGGGACGATGCCCATCAGCTGGGGCGGGATGCGCAGGGCGGCCAGCAGGTCGTCGCGGCTGATGTTCTTGATCGAACCGAACTCGTCCTTGGCCGCCACCTCGCTCACCGGCAGCAGCTGGATGCCGTCCTTCTTGCCACCCGGCGCGTACATGAACAGGTTGCGGAAGTTGCCCGGCCCCTTGGCTGACTTCAGCGCCTTGCGAAGCGCGTCGACGTCCTCTTCCTTCTGCGCCGCATCGGTCATGTACATGATGAAGCCAGCGTGCGACCCGTTCTGGTAGTAGCGCCGACGGAAGAGAGTGGCTGACTCGTTAAGCAATGCCGACTGCAGCGCCGACAACCACTCAGGCAACCCGTACACCTCCTGGTTGATATCCGCCTCGCGCAGATGGCAGATGGTGCCGGGCGCGAATTCGTGTTCGTCCTTCCAGCCGCGCACCTGGTAGTAGGTTTCGAGGTCTGCCCCGCGGCGCATGTACTTGGCCAGCGTCGGTTGCAGGCTCAGCGGCTGGCCGAGCATGTTCCGCCGCCGCTCCAGGTAGGCATTGCCGCACCACAACCAATCCAGCGCGAACTGGCCGAACGCCTGACGACTCAGCAGCTTGTGCGGGATGAAGGTTCGCTCGAGCATGTTGCGCTTGAAGTTGAGGCCTGACTGTAGGAACACGCTCGCCCTGGTCGACTTCGCCAGCCCCTCCAGCGACAACGGCGGTTCGTACCAGCGGCCATTTAGCCAGCATTCGAGGTAGTCCAGGATCTCGCGGCCATCGAGCACCGGCGTCGGGTCGCCGAAGGTGAAGGCCTCGATGCCCTGTGCAGGCGCGGCAGCAATGTCGGTGCTCATCAGTACATCTCCATAAAGCTGGTGTTCTGGGCGGTCATGCCCTCAAGCGGTTCGTTGTGCAGGGCATGGAACAGCGCCCACGCGAGATCCGCGTGGCCGGTTTCATCGGTGCGCCCGGCGGTGTAGGTCATCTGCCGGCCGCTAGCGGTGGTGGTCTTGCGGATGGCCATCAGCGAGGAAGCGAGGTCGGTCCAGCCGGCGTCGAATTCCAGCCGGCCCTTGTGAATCACGTCGTAGGCCTTGAGCACCAGGCGAGTCTTCACCTCCGGCGAGTAGCTGAACGTGGTCAGGTTCGGGAAGAACTGCTTCACCAACTGCGCCACGCCCGAGCCCATGCCCGTCATGTCGATGCCGATGTAGGTCACCCAATAGCGCAGCGTCACCCGGCGGATCGCCTCGGCCTGGGCGGCGAAATCCATCCCACGGAACTGGTGCCGCTCCAGCACCCGGAACTTGCCGCCCGGTACCAGCGGCGGTGCCACCACCACCAGGCCGGCACTGTCGCCGGTTTCGGCCGGGTCGTAGCCCACCCATACCTGGCGATCACCGAAGGGCCGGTCGGCGAACGGCTTGTAGTCCTCATCCCACTCGATCCAGCTGTCCACCATGCACGGCTGCAGCACCGTGAGCGGGAAGATCGAAGCGCCGTCATCCACAAACTGGCACATCAGCAGGTTCGCGTAGGCGTCCGCGCTGTATTCCAGGCGCAGCTCCTCGATATCGAACAGATCGCAGCCACGCGCCTCGGCATCCAGGATGGTGACGATCTGCCGCCAGATCCGGTCCTCGCACAGCCGCCCCTGCTGCAGCGCGTCATGCGATACGTCGATGCTGATCCGCTGCGCCGCCGGCTTGCCCTTGTTGAACCGCTCACCCGTCCAGAACGAATAGGCCTCATGGGCCATGGAAGAGGGGGTCGAAAAGTATGTGCGGCGATACTGCTTCTGCATCGCCATGCCGCTGGCGACCTTGTTCAGCTCGTTGAACTTGAAGGTCCAGAAGAATTCGTCGAAGTAGAAGTTGCCGTGGTAACCCTGGGCCGTCCGCGCATTGGTACCGAGGAAATGCAGCTCGGCGCCGTTAGCCAGGATGATCGGGTCCCCGGTCAGCTCGACCTGGCACACCTCGCGGGCGAACGCCTGGATATACGCTTTGAAAATGTGCGCCTGGTTCTTCGAAGCGGACAGGAAGATCTGGTTGCGCCCGGTGATCAGCGCATCGAGCAACGCCTCGCGGGCGAAGTAGTAGGTTGCACCGATCTGGCGTGACTTCAGAATCGCCCGAGTCCGCTGATTGCCCGCCCGGTACCAGTCCAGCTGATAGCCGAAGCACCCATCACGGAAGGCCTCCTCGAGCTGCTCGATGTGCTCCTCGGCGAACTCGTTGCGCTTCGGCGCCTTCTTCGGCCCCTCGTTGCGCTTGGCCAGGTTCGGGTTGAGGTCGGTTTCGGTACCGCCGCCCTTGAATCGCTCGATCCGCGCCTGCCGTTCCAGCTGCCGGTGCAGCAGGTCGATTTCCTTGAAGTCGCCGCCGCTCTTGCCGTCCCTCAGGATCAGCTGCACCAGCCGCGCCTCTAGCGCACCGCCGATGCGCTCGACGTTGTCGGCCCGGTCCCACTCGTCGCGGGTTTTCCACGAGTGGAGAGTCTTTTCCTTCTCGTCCAGGTAGTCGGCGATATCGGTGATACGCCAGCCCGTCCAGTACAGGAATTTGGCCTGGCGGCGGTTATCACGTTGGGCGGGTAGTTCGGTGGCGGTATTCATGGCGCAGATGGTGTCGCCCGCGCGCGTAGCCTGTTAGCGCGGCGCCCTGTACCTGGCTCGCATACACAGCTGGCCGATTGCCCGTACTGCGTAGCGTGCCGACCATGCCCTCACAGCAACTGCACCCAGCAGCTACGAGGACAAACCGCATGGCCGGCAACAGCACCCCCGCCAAGAAATTCCGCTCGAAGTGGACTCGCATCGCCGTAGAAGGCGCCACTACCGATGGCCGCACCATCGAACGCAGCTGGCTCGAAGACATCGCAGCCCAATACAACCCGGCCACCTACGGCGCCCGCATCAACTGCGAACACATCAAGGGCATCGCCCCGGAGAGCCCATTCGGCGCCTACGGCGACGTGCTGGCCGTCAAGGCCGAAGAAGTCGAGATCGATGGCAAGCAGAAGCTCGCGCTCTATGCCCAACTCCAGCCCAACGACGCCCTGCTGGCTCTGAACAAGAAGGGCCAGAAGGTCTACACCTCGATCGAGGTCCAGCCCAAGTTCGCCGACACCGGCAAGGCTTACCTCATCGGCCTGGCCATCACCGACAGCCCCGCCAGCCTGGGTACCGAAGCGCTCGAATTCAGCGCCAAGCACGGCACCCTGGCCAACCGCAAACAGCACCCGGACAACCTGTTTACCGCTGCTGAAGAAGCGGAGCTCGAATTCGAGGAAGTCACCGAGCAGCCCGGCGCCTTCAAGGAGCTTGCCGGTCGCGTGAAAGCCCTGTTCACCAAGGGCAAGGAAACCGACAGCCAATTCAGCGAGATCGGCGAGGCGGTCACCTCCCTGGTCGAGTTCGCTGAGAAGCAACAGGCCAGCCTGGAAAAGCACAGCGCCGACGCTGCTGCCCTGGACAAGAAGGTCACCCAGCTCGAAGCGACCATCACTGAGCTGACCGCAAAGCTCGGCACCACCGAGGACCACAGCCAGCACAAGCGCCCGCCAGTATCCGGCGGTGACGGCATCGTTCTCGCCGAGTTTTAACCCAGGCACCCGCCAGCAGCCGCCCATCATCGGAGTAACCCATGCGTAACGAAACCCGCAAACTGTTCAACGGCTACCTGCAGCAGGTGGCCAAGCTCAACGGCGTCGATAACGCCACCGAGAAATTCAACGTCACCCCCACCATCCAGCAAAAGCTGGAAACCGCGATCCAGGAGGCCAGCGGCCTGCTCAAGCGCATCAACATCATCGGTGTTGAACAGCAGGAAGGCGAAGCGCTGCTGTTGGGCGTCAATGGCCCCATCGCCAGCCGCACCAACACCAAAACCGGCGGGCGCCGCAACCCGGTCGAGCGCAGCGCGCTGAGCAAAGACACCTACACCTGCAAGCAGACCAACTTCGACAGTTCGTTCCCCTACGCGCTGATCGACGCCTGGGCCAAGTTCAAGGACTTCCAGGCGCGCCTGTCCGCCGCCATCACCGAGCGCCAAGCACTCGACCGCATCATGATCGGCTTCAACGGCACCAGCGCCGCGGCCACCTCCGACATCGCGGCCAACCCGCTGCTGCAGGACGTCAACATCGGCTGGCTGGAGAAGATCCGCATCGGCGCGCCTGATCGCGTCCTGGACGAAGTCGTCGAAGCTTCCGGCAAGGTCACCATCGGCGCCGCCGGCGACTACAAAACCCTGGACGGCGTGGTGTTCGACGCCGTGCAGATGCTCGAACCGTGGCACCGCAACCACCCGAATCTGGTGGTCATGGTTTCCCGCGACCTGCTGCACGACAAGCTGCTGGCAGCGGTCGAGAAGGGCGCCACTTCCAACCAGGAAGAAAACGCCGCCGACCAGATTGTCACCAAGGCCCGCCTGGGTGGCCTGCCAATCGTCGACGCACCGTTCTTCCCGGCTGGTACCGTGTTGGTCACCACCCTCAGCAACCTCTCCATCTACTTCCAGGAAGGCGCGCGCCGCCGCCACGTGAAGGACGAGCCGGAGTACGACCGCGTCGCTGACTACCAGTCGAGCAATGACGCCTACGTGATCGAGGACTTCGGTCTGGTCGCCCTGGTTGAAAACATCGAGGCGGTGTAAGCCATGCTCAGCCCAGCCCAACGCAACCAGCTGCGCAAACGCGCAGCCCTGCAGGCTGCCGAGGTAGCGCCGGAGCGGTCCATGGCCGGCGCCACTGCCTACGAACAGCAACTCATGCAACTCAATCAGGACCGGCTGCGCCTCAAGCAGGTGCAATCGGAGCAGGGCAAGGCCGAGCTCAAGCGCCTGCTGATTCCAGCCTACGCGCCCTATATCGAAGGCGTGCTGTCCGCCGGCAACGGCGCCCAGGACGATGTGCTCACCACCCTCATGGTCTGGTGCATCGATGCCGGCGAGTTTGCCGACGCGCTGTCTATCGGTGCCTACGTGCTCAAGCACAACCTGAAGATGCCGGACCGCTTCGAGCGCACCACCGGCTGCCTGCTGGCCGAGGAGATCGCCAACGCGGCGCTCAAGGTGCAGAAGGCCGAGGGTGACTTCTCGCTGTTCGTGCTTGAGCAGGCCCTGACCATCACCGACCCGCACGACATGCCCGACCAGGTGCGCGCCAAGCTGCTGCTGGCAACTGGCAAGGCGCTGCTCAGCAAGGTCGATGAGGATCAGCTCGACGGCGAACTGCTCGACCAGGCCAAGGCGAAGCTGACCAAGGCCATCGACCTGCACAGCAACTGCGGCGGCAAAAAGGATCTGGAGCGCGTCGTGCGCCTCCTGAAGAAACACGCGGAAAGCAAGCCAGCCGGCTCCGGCACCGGCGAGCCACCCGTCGACGAGAATGCCAACCCCGAGCAGGGCGCAGGCGATCAAACCGACCCAGGCGAGCAGGGCACCGTACCCGGTACCGGCGAGCCACCCGCTAACTGAGCGTCCCCCACGCACTCGGCGGCTCGGGGCGGATCGACAGGCTTTCTCCTTGGCCTTGTCGTGAAGCCCCGACCACCGCCGAACTAGGGCCAGAATTCATGAGCGCATTCATCGCAGCAGGGGGCAGCCACCAGCCGCACCCCATCACCAACGACGGCTGGTTTCCCGACCTGGACGGCCAGCACATGCGCGAATCGCTGCGCCTCGACGGCAGCATCACCGATCAGCGCCTTGAAACCGCGGCGGTCAACGCCGTGATCGAAGTCAACCGCGAACTCAAGCGCTTCAAGTTCACCCAACTTGCCGCAGGGCATGAGCGTTTGGCCGATGTGCCCGCCGACGCGATCCAGGGCGAAAGCGAGCTGCTGCACCTCTACCGCCGCGCCATCTATTGCAGTGCCGGCGCCGAGCTGGCCGAGCGTTACCGCGACTACAGCGCCACCGGCGACGGAGCCGAGCGTGCCGAAGCGCTCACCCCAACCCCCGACGAATACCGCCGCGACGCCCGCTGGGCGATCCGCAGCATCCTCGGCCGCGTGCATACCACCGTGGAGCTCATCTGATGGCCGCTCTGCGCGCCCAGCAGGGCGACACCCTCGACGCCCTCTGCTGGCGGCACTACGGGCGCACCGCTGGCGTGGTCGAGCAGGTGCTCGACGCCAACCCCGGCCTGGCCGACCTCGGCCCAGTCATCCCGCACGGCACGCTGGTGCAGCTGCCCGAACAGCCCGTGCGCGCCGAACAACGCCAAATGGTGAACCTATGGGACTGATCTACCTCGCGCTCTACAAGGGCCGCGGCACGCTGTTCAACCGCCTGATCCGCTTCTGGACGCGATCGGCCTACAGCCATTGCGAGCTGGTCCTGCCCGATGGCCGCTGGCTATCCGCCTCGGCCATGGACGGCGGCGTACGGGCCAAGCGCATCGAGCTCGATCTCGAACACTGGGACCTGATCCCGGTGCCCTGGGCTGACCCTCGCCAGATCCTCCATCTGTTCGAGAAGCACCAGGGCAACGGCTACGACTGGCTCGGCCTGTTCGGCAGCCAGCTGCTGCCCCTGACCATCGACAACCGCCGCCGCATGTTCTGCAGCGAGTTCTGTGCCGCCGCCCTGGGCTTCCCCCTGGCGCAGCGCTACAGCCCCGCGCTGCTGGGTGAAGTCGTGCAGCGTGTTCACGCCATCACAACCGCAGGGCCACAGGATGAAGCACATGCCTGACAGACCGGAAACCTGGGCGTTCTTCGCCACCTGGCTGGAACACAACTTCCCAGCCCTCTATGCCGGCGGGCTGGCGATGCTCATTGCCGTCTGGCGGATCATCTACAGCGGCGGGCGCGTGCGACAGCTCCTGCTCGAAGCGCCCCTGTGCGGCATGCTCGGCGTCGGCGTTTCCTACGGCCCCTCGCTGATCGGCGCCCCCCAGGAGGCCGGCGTCTTTCTCGCCTGCATGGTGGGGCTGTTCGGCGTGGAGGTCAGCCGCGAGGCAGCCAAGCGCGTACTGAAGAAAAAGGCGGACCAGCTATGACCCAGCTCCTGAGCAACGGCTCGCGCGGCCTTGCCGTGCGCAACCTGCAGGCCGCGCTGGTGCTGGCCGGCTTCAAGCTTCAGGCCGACGGCGACTTCGGCGACACCACCGAGGCCGTCGTGCGCGCCTACCAGCGCAAGGTCGGCCTGGTGGACGATGGCGTCGCCGGCCCGAAAACCCAGGCCGCGCTCAAGGGCTTCGACACCTCGCGCTACCTCAAGCGCAAGGACCTGCAGCAGGCCGCCGACCGCCTCGGCGTGCCGCTGGCCAGCGTCATGGCCGTCAACCAGGTGGAAAGCAGAGGGGAGGGCTTCGCCGCCAATGGCCGCCCGGTGATCCTGTTCGAGCGGCATGTGATGCATGAGCGCCTGCAAGCCAACGGCTTCAGCGAAGCGGCGGCCGATGATCTCGCCGAGCAATATCCCGGCCTGGTCAATCGGCGGTCCGGCGGTTATCTCGGCGGCACCGCCGAAAGCCAGCGCCTGGCCAATGCCAAACAGATCCATGCGGTGGCTGCGCTCGAATCCGCCAGTTGGGGCCTGTTCCAGATCATGGGCTACCACTGGCAGCGTCTCGGCTACCAGGACGTTCAGCACTTCGCCGACACCATGGCCCTCAGCGAAGCCGCCCAGCTCGACGCCTTCGTCTGCTTTATCGAAACCGACCCGGCACTGCACAAAGCGCTGAAGGCCCGCAATTGGAAGGCCTTCGCCAAGGGCTACAACGGCAAAAACTACGCCAAAAACCTCTACGACGTGAAGCTGGCACGTGCCTATGCCCAGTTCGCCAGTGAGCAGGAGCAGGCGGCATGACCACCGCCCGCCAACTCGCCTACGGCCTTGCCCTGGTCGCCGCGCTCTGCCTACTCATCTGGACGCAGCAACAGCGCATCACCACCGCCGAGGCCCGTGCGGATCTCGCCGGCGAGCGCCTGCAAACCGCCAACGAGCGCAACACCCGCCAGGCACAGACCATCACCCGGCTCACGGGCGAGGTGGCCACCCAGCGGCTCGCCCAGCTCAGCCTGCAACAAACCACCACCGCCGTGCGCCAGGCTCACGCCACCGACCAGGTACACAAAAAGGAGCAACGCCGTGAAGACCCGCCCCATGCGAACTGGGCTGCTCAGCCTCTGCCTGCTGCTGCTCGTCGCCTGCACCAACGTCCCGCTATCACCGGAGCAGACGGTTACCGTCAGTGGCTGTCCAGTCGTCACGCGCTGCACGCTCAACCCGGCAGCGCCGGCCAGTAACGGCGAGCTCAGCGACGACAGCGACTACCTGCTCAGCGCCTGGGCCGAATGCGCCGCCCAGGTAGACGTGGTGTTCGAACATAATCAGCAGGGCGACCAGCCATGAAAAAGCCCGAATCCCTGCGCGCCCACCTGCAGGCCGCCATTCCCGAGCTCAAGCGCAACCCCGACCGCCTGCTGGTATTCGTTGACGCCGGCAGCATGCGCAGCACCGCCGCGCCGGGGCTTTCGTTCGAGTACAGCTACACGCTCAATCTGATTCTCACCGACTTCTCCGGCAGTCCGGATGCCGTCGCCATCCCGCTGTTCGCCTGGGTGCTGGTCAACCAGCGCGAGCTGATGGAGAACCACGAGAAGGGTCGCGACGCCATCAAGTTCGAGGCCGACATCCTCGACAACAGCAAGGTCGACCTATCCATCACGCTGCCGCTCACCGAGCGCGTCATCGTCAAGCGTCTGGACAATGGCACGCTGCAGGTCAGCCACCCGGCAGAGCCGGTGGTCGATGACGAAACCTTCCTGGTACCCGCCATGCGCGTGGAAACCAGCGCGGGCGAAGTGATCGCGGAGTGGGGCGGCAATGGCTGACGATCTTCGCGCCCTGGAAGATTGGGCCGGCGCACTGCTCAACCAGGTGCAGCCTGCCGAGCGGCGCAAGGTCACCCAAGCCATCGCCCGTGAACTGCGCCGCAGCCAGCAGCAGCGCATCGGCGCGCAGCGCAACCCCGACGGCACCCCCTACGCCCCGCGCAAGCCCCGCCAGCAGCTGCGCGCCAAGGCTGGCCGCATCAAGCAGCGCAAGATGTTCGCCAAGCTGCGCACCGCCCGTTACCTGCGCCTGCAAAGCGATGCCAGCTCAATCGCACTCGGTTTCGCCGGCCGCGTCTCGCGCCTGGCCCGCATTCACCAGTACGGCCTGCGCGACAAACCGGGCCGCAACTCGCCCGATATTCAGTACCAGCGCCGCGAGCTGCTGGGCTTCAGCGATGCAGAGCTGGAGATGATCCGCGACCAGCTTTTGCAGCACCTGGTGCGCTGACCCTGTAACGGCCACCGCTACACGGCCCAGCGAATGCACCCCGCGCGCGCGACCGCCAGCATGGCGGCATGAACACAACCGACCTCCTGCGCCGCCTCGAAAACCTGATCCGCCTCGGCACCATTGCCGCGGTGGACCATCAGGCTGCGCGCTGCACGGTCAAAAGTGGCGGCCTCAGCATCCCGAACCTGCCCTGGCTCGCTCAACGCGCCGGCAGCAGCCTCGACTGGGACCCGCCCACGGTCGGCGAACAATGCATCCTGCTCAGCCCCAGCGGCGAGCCTGCCCAGGGCATCGCCCTGATCGGCCTGTATTCACGGCAACGTCCGGCCCCGTCGAAAAGCGCAAATCTGCGCCGACGGACCTATCCGGACGGGGCTGTGATCGATTACGACCATGCCACCCACACGCTCACCGCCACGCTGCCAGCTGGCGGCCAGGCCAAGCTCACCGCGCCCGGCGGCGTCACCATTCTCGGCGACGTGGACATCACCGGCCTGGTCACCGTCAGTGAGGACGTGATCGCCGCCGGCATCAGCCTGGTCAACCACGTGCACGGCGGCGTCCAGGGCGGCCCGAGCAAAACGGGGGCGCCGCAATGATCGGCATGTCCGCCCGCACCGGCCGCGCAATCGAGGGCAATGCCCATCTGGCCCAGTCCATCGCCGACATCCTCACCACGCCCATCGGTTCGCGCGTGATGCGCCGCGAATACGGCAGCCAGCTGCCGGACCTGATCGATGCGCCCACCAATGACGCCACGCGCCTGCTGGCCTATGCCGCCGTCGCCATGAGCCTGATGCGCTGGGAGCCACGCATCCGTCTGAGCCGCGTGCAACTGATCCTCGGCGACCGCCCCGGGCAGGCCTTCCTGGACGTCGAGGGCACCCGCACCGACACCAACGAGCCGCTGAGCCTGCGCGTGCCGCTCGCCCTAGGGGCCAGCGCATGAACACCTTCACCCCCATCGACCTGACCCAGCTGCCCGATCCGGATGTGGTCGAGCAGATTGACTACGAACAGATCCTCGCCGCGCGCAAGGCATTCGCCATCAGCCTTTGGCCCGCAGAACAGCAGGCCGAGGTCGCCGCAACGCTCGCGCTCGAATCCGAGCCGTTGACCAAGCTCATTCAGGAAAACGCATACCGCGAAACCCTGCTGCGCCAGCGCGTCAATGAGGCCGCACTCGGCACCATGCTGGCCAAGGCCAAGGGCGCCGACCTCGAGCAGCTCGCGGCCAACGTCAATGTCAGCCGCCTAGTGGTCACCCCGGCAAACAACAGCACCGTGCCGCCGACCCCGGCTGTGATGGAATCATTCGAAAGCCTGCGCGAACGCACGCAGATGGCCTGGGAAGGGCTCAGCACCGCCGGCCCGCGCAACAGCTACATCCTCCATGCGCGCAGCGCCGATGGCCGCGTGGCCGATGCCACGGCAGAAAGCCCATCGCCGGCCGTGGTGGTCGTCACAGTCCAATCCCTGCTGGGCAACGGCGCAGCCGACCAGGCGCTGCTCGATATCGTCTCCGCCTACCTCAGCGACGAAGACCGCCGCCCGGTGGGCGACCGCCTCACCGTGCAATCAGCCGAGGTGCTGGAATATCGTGTCGACGCGGTGCTCTACCTCAACACCGTAGGCCCCGAGGCCGAACCGATCCGCGCCACCGCCGAGCAGCGCCTCGCCGCCCTGGTCAGCCAGCGCCGCCGGCTGGGGCTTGAAGTCAACCGCTCCGCCCTGGACGCCGCCTTGCACATCGAGGGCGTGCGCCGGGTAGAGCTGCCCGGCTGGGTCGACATCATTGCCACTGCAGCCCAGGCGCCGTACTGCACCGGCTACAGCGTCACCCTCGGGGTCCAGGCATGACCGCCCGGCACCTGCTGCCGCCCAACGCCAGCCAGCTCGAGCAGCTGGCCGCCGAAGCGCTCGCGCAAATCGAGCGCGTGCCGGTACCCATCCGCGACCTGGTCAACCCCGACCGTTGCCCGGTCGAGCTGCTGCCGTACCTGGCCTGGGCCTTCTCCGTGGACCGCTGGGATGCCTCCTGGTCCGAGGCCATCAAGCGCGAAGTGATCAAGGCCTCGTACTTCGTGCATTCGCGCAAGGGCACCATCGGCGCGCTGCGCCGCGTGGTCGAGCCGCTGGGCTATCTGCTCCGCGTAACCGAATGGTGGCAGCAAATACCCGAAGGCGTGCCCGGCACCTTCTCGCTGGAAATCGGCGTGCTGCAAACCGGCATCAGCGAAGAAACCTATGAATCCCTCAGCCTGCTGATCGACGACGCCAAGCCCGTCAGCCGGCACCTGATCGGGCTGGACATCAGCCTCGAAACCCACCTCACACGCTACGTCGGCGTTGCCGTCACCGATGGCGACGAACTCGACGTGTACCCCTGGGAAAACGCCGACATCGATGTCCTGGTGCAGCGATACATCGGCGTGAGCGACTACATCCTCGACGAAATGGACGTGTACCCACATGGTTGACGTAAACACCCAGTTCGGCGGCTTCCTGACCAACCTCGGCGCCGCCAAGAACACCAACGCGAATGCCCTCGGCGAGAAGTGGAAGCTCACCCACATGCTGATCGGCGACGCCAACGGCACCGACCCGGTGCCCAGCCCAGGGCAAACCGCCCTGGTCAACCAGGTCTACCGCGCCCAGCTCAACCAGCTGTATCCCTCGCCAGTGGATGAAAACGTGCTGATCGCTGAACTGGTGCTGCCGCCCAACGTCGGCGGCTGGTGGATCCGCGAGCTTGCCCTGGAAGATGAAGACGGCGTTTTCTCGGCCGTCGCCAACTGCGCCCCCAGCTACAAGCCCGCGCTGGCCCAGGGCAGCGGCCGCAACCAAGTGGTGCGGATGCACGTCGTCACCAGCGGCACGGCCAATATTCAGCTGAAGATCGACCCCAGCGTGGTGCTGGCGACGCGGGCTTATTGCGATGGGCTTATTGCGGCGCATGGTGCGGCGGCAGATCCGCATCCGCAGTACGCGCTGCGCGGGGCGGTGACCACAATTTCAACCAATACAGCGCTGACTGCCGCGCAAATGGGCCTCCTGCTGATCGATGCCAGCACCGCCAAGGTTGCCGCCACGCTGCCGCCTAGCAACGCAGCGCTAGGGGTGCGTGACATCATCGTCCGGCGCACCGATAACAGCGGCAATAAGCTCACGGTTCGTGCATCAGGCGACGACAAGCTCAAATTCCACACTCACCTGCGCGCCGAAGGCTACCCGTTCCTGGTGCTCATGGGGGCCGGCGACTGGTGGCACCTGCGCAGCGATGGCGCCGGCAGTTGGTGGCTTATTGGGCGCCTGGACGGTACGGCGCTGGGCCGGCCGGTATTTGAAACCACGACCATGGTTTCGCCGGGTGGCTGGGGCGTCTTTGCGGGCTCGCTCTTCGACCGGGCCGAATGGCCCTGGCTGTGGGATCACGCCCAGCAGTCCGGCATGCTCACAACCGAGGCGGCGCGGGTAGGGATGGAGGGCGGATGGACCAGTGGCGACGGTATCGCGACGTTCCGAGGTCCAGAGGGACGTGGCGAGTTTTTGCGAGTGCTGGATGAGGGGCGAGGGGTGGATGCAGGGCGTGCGGCGGGTAGCTGGAAGGCCGGGGCGGTTGAGAGTCACAGCCACAAGTATGGCAGCACCCATAACTCAAATTATGGACTAAGTGCTACCGGCATCGTTGGCGTCAGTCCTACAGGACAAGTTCATTGGGAAACCGCGCCTACCGGCGGCGACGAAACCCGCCCGCGCAGCATCGCCTATCCCGGCCGAATCAAACTGATCTGAGGTGCCCATGACTATCTACATCACCGACAAGCTGGGCGTCCTGAGCGGCCCTGTGGAGCTTCCTGTTATCCCCGGCCTTGGCATACAGATACCCGGCAATGCGATCGAACTGTCAAAGCCACTAGCTGAACCAGCAGCCGGTCACGTGTGGGTATTGGCAGGCGGTCAGCCTAAGCAACAGCCGGACAACCGAGGCACCGTTTACAGCACCGCAACCGGCGAGCCGACGCAGCACGACCAGCTGGGACCGCTGCCCGCTGAACTGACAACCGAATCTCGGCCCTCAGCCGACCACCGCTGGAATGGTCACGCCTGGGTTTTCGACGCTGACTTGGCTGCCAACAACCGTGAGGCGCTGACCGTCACACTCTGCACCCGCATCGACACCGCTGCCGACACCGCCCGCGCCCGCGTCGCCGGCGACCCCCTGCGCGCCGTGGAATACGACCGCGCACGCATCGCAGCCGAGCAGTTCGCCGCGACCGGGTACCAGGGCGACGTACCGCCCATGGTCGCCGCCTGGGCCATCAACGGCCGCACCGCGCAGCAGGCGGCGGATGACATCCTGCACGAAGCCGCCCAATACACCGCCGCGCTGATCGCCCTGCGCGAAACGCGCCTGGCGGCGAAAGAGCAGGTACGCGTGCTAATGGCCGCCGGCGAGGTCGAGCAGGCGCAGCAGGTGGTTGAGCAGACCGTTGCGGCGATCGAGGCGGCAGTGGCGGGGATCGGCAACAACGCCTGACCATCCCGCGCACCACCTCGAAATGGTGAAAGCCAGCCCCGCCTCTGCGGGGTTTTTCATGCGCGCGCTGTAACACCCCCCGCTACACGGCCCACCGCTCGCCCCCCTTGCGCGCGCGCGTCACCCTTGAGGCTCACTGATCCGGCACACGCCCGCAGGAGCCTCCCGCATGTCGACCGAATACCATCACGGCGTCCGCGTCCTCGAAATCAACGAGGGCACGCGCCCCATTCGCACCGTTTCCACCGCCGTGGTGGGCATGGTCTGCACCAGCAGCGATGCTGATGCGGTCAAATTCCCGCTCAACAAACCCGTACTGCTCACCGACGTGCTCACCGCTTCCGGCTCTGCCGGCGAGCAGGGCACCCTGGCGCGCAGCCTGGACGCCATCGCCGACCAGGCATCGCCCGTCACCGTTGTGGTGCGCGTGGAAGAGGGCGCAGACGAGGCGGAAACCACCTCCAACATCATCGGTGGCGTCACTGCCGGCGGGCAGTACACCGGCATGAAGGCGCTGCTCGCTGCCGAGGCGCAGCTGGGCGTCAGGCCTCGCATCCTCGGCGTGCCCGGGCTGGATTCGTTGCCAGTTACTACCGAGCTGGTGGCCATCGCCGAGCAGCTGCGCGCCTTCGCTTATGCCAACGCCTACGGCTGCGAAACGGTGAGCGATGCCATCGCCTACCGCGACGGCTTCGGCGCCCGCGAGCTGATGCTGATCTGGCCGGATTTCGTCAACTGGGACACCGCCACCAATGCCAACGCACCGGCCAGCGCCGTTGCCCGCGCCCTGGGCCTGCGCGCCAAGCTCGATCAGCAAGTGGGCTGGCATAAAACCCTATCAAACGTGCCGGTCAACGGCGTGTCCGGGCTGAGCCGTGACATCTACTGGGATCTACAAAACCCCGCCACCGACGCCGGCCTGCTCAACGCCGCAGAGGTCACCACCTTGATCCGCCGCGAGGGCTTCCGCTTCTGGGGCTCGCGCACCTGCAGTGCCGACCCGCTGTTCGCCTTCGAGAACTACACCCGCACCGCTCACGTACTGGCCGACACCATGGCCGACGCGCACTTCTGGGCCGTGGACAAACCCATGCACGCGAGCCTGGTGCGCGACATCGTCGAGGGCATCAACGCCAAGTTCCGCGAACTGGTGCGCGGTGGGTACCTGATCGGCGGCGAGTGCTGGTTCGATGAAGCGGCCAACGACAAGGACACACTCAAGGCCGGCAAGCTCTTCCTGGACTACGACTACACCCCCGTGCCGCCGCTGGAAGATCTGATGCTGCGCCAGCGCATCACCGACCGCTACCTCGTCGACTTCGCCGCCGGCATCAAAGCCTGACCCCACACAACCCGCGCGGCCTCGCCGCGCCGTAGGAGAGCGCCGCCATGGCCCTGCCCAAAAAGCTCAAGAACATGAACCTGTTCAACGATGGCGAAAGCTACGTTGGCCAGTGCAAGTCCGTCACCCTGCCAACCCTCACCCGCAAGCTGGAAAGCTTCCGGGGTGCAGGCATGGACGGCCCGGTAAAAGTCGACCTAGGCCACGGTGACGACGGCATCCAGCTCGAATGGACCCTCGGCGGCTGGGATCTGACCGCCCTGCGCCAGTTCGGCGCCGTACAGGCCGATGGCGTGATGCTGCGCTGGGCCGGTGCCGTACAGCGTGACGACACTGGCGAAGTCTCCGCCGTTGAGGTTGTCGCCCGTGGCCGGCATGAAGAAATCGACTTCGGCGATGCCGAGTCCGGCGAAGACACCGAGCATTCCTTCACCACCACCTGCAGCTATTACAAGCTCAGCGTGGACGGCAACGTCGAAATCGAAATCGACCTGCTCAACTTCGTATTCGTCGTCAACGGCGAAGACCGCCTGGCTGAGCACCGCGCCGCCATCGGCCTGTAATCCCGGCGCCGGCCAGCGCGCCGGCGCTCCTTTCGCAACCCAAGGAGCAACCCCATGAGCAAGCCCACCTACAGCGACCCCATCGTCCTGGAACAACCGATCAAGCGCGGCGAGAACAAGCCCATCACCGAGATCACCCTGCGCAAGCCCGCCGCCGGCGAGCTGCGCGGTCTCAAGCTGGGTGACCTGGTCAACGGCGACGTCAACGCCACCATCCGCCTGGTGCCGCGCATCAGCCAGCCGACCCTCACCGAGCAGGAAGTTGCCGCCTTGGACGTGGCCGATCTGCTGGGCTGCGCGGATGCCATCGCCGGTTTTTTGTACAAGACGGGCACGCCAGCGGAATCCCCCGCTGCGTAGATGACGTGATGGCGGACATCGCCCTGGTGTTCCACTGGGGCCCTGAGCAGATGAACGCCATGCCTTTGCATGAACTGATGGACTGGCGCGAGCGCGCCATCGAACGATGGGAGCGCACGCATGGCGCGGGATCTAAACCTTAAGGTCAACCTGCAGGCCCTGGACAACGCCACCAAGCCCATGCGCTCGGTGTTCGTGGGTGCCCAGGGCCTGGGCCGCGCCCTCAAGGAAACCCGTGGCGAACTCAAGGGCCTGCAGGCCCTGCAGAAAGACGTCAGCTCATTTCGCAACCTCAAGGGCGCGTCGGAACAGACCGGCGCCGCGATGCAGGCCAACCGCGAGCGCGTCAAGGCGCTGTCCCGCGAGCTGGCCAACACCAGCACGCCCACCAAGGCACTGACCCGCGATTTCCAGAGCGCGGTCCGCCAGGGCCAGGCCCTCAAGCAGAAGCACAACGAACAGCAGCGCGAGCTCCAGGGCCTGCGCGGCAAATTGGGCGAGGCGGGCATCAGCACCCGCAACCTCGCCACCCATGAGCGCGACCTGCGCGCCAAGGTCAGTCAGACCAACCAGACCCTCGCCCAGCAGGAGACCCGGCTCAAGCGCCTCACCGCGCAGCATAAGCGCCTGGGCCAGGCCAAGGAGCAGTACGAGCGCACCTCGGCGTTGGCCGGTAGCATGGCCACCGCCGGGGCGGGTGGGCTGGCCACCGGTGGCGGCATGCTGTACGCCGGCGCGCGAATGATGGCGCCTGGGCTGGAGTTCGACGCCAGCATGAGCAAGGTGCAGTCGCTCACCCGGCTGGATGCCGGCTCGGAAGAAATGGCCGCACTGCGCGAGCAGGCGCGACAGCTGGGGGCCAGCACCCAGTTCACCGCAGGGCAGGCGGCGGATGCCCAGGGCTTCCTGGCCATGGCCGGCTTCAACTCGAACGCCATTCAGGCCGCGATGCCGGGCATGCTTGACCTGGCCAAGGCCGGCGATACCGACCTGGCGCAAACCGCCGACATCGCCTCCAACATCCTCACCGGCTTCAACCTGGAAGCGTCCGAAACCGGGCGCCTCGGGGACGTCCTGGTGGGTGCGTTCACACGCTCCAACACCAACCTGCAGATGCTGGGCGAAACCATGAAGTACGCCGCGCCGGTTGCGGCCAGCGTGGGGCAGGACATCGAGACCGTCGCCGCCATGGCCGGCAAGCTGGGCGACGCGGGTATCCAGGGCAGCATGGGCGGTACCGCGCTGCGTGCCATCCTCAACCGCCTGTCCGCACCGCCTGCAGCCGCCGCCAAGGCGCTGGACAAGCTCGGTGTGTCGGCCGTCGATGCCCAGGGCAACCTGCGCGACATGCCTACCGTGCTGCAAGAGATCTACGAAAAAACCAAGAACATGGGCGACGCCGAGCGGGCCGGGCTGCTCAAGCACATCGCCGGTGAAGAGGCAGTCGCCGGCATGCAGGTGCTGGTCAAGCAGGCCGGTAGCGGCGCACTGCAGGAGTTCGTCAGCACGCTCAAGCAGACCGAGGGCGAAGCCAGCGCCACGGCCAGAACGATGGCCGACAACCTGCGCGGCGACCTGTCTGCCATGGGCAGTGCCTGGGAAGACCTCGGCATTCAGCTCCAGGAGCAGCAGAACGGCCCCATGCGGGAAATCACCCAGACGCTCACCGGCATCATTGGCGGGGTGAAAAGCTGGGTTGCCGAGAACCCCAAGCTGGCCGCCAACCTGGTCAAGACCGCCGCCGGCGTCGGCTTGCTGATGGCCGGCATGGGCGGGCTCACCCTGGCGATCGCCAGCGTCCTCGGCCCGTTCGCCATGGTGCGTTACGGCATGACGCTGTTCGGCATCCAGGGTGGCAGCCTGATGACCACGCTGTTCAACCTGGGCAAGACGGCGCTGCCGCTGGTGGGCAAGGGCATCCTGTTCATCGGCCGGGCGCTGATGATGAACCCCATCGGCTTGGCCATCACCGCCATCGCCGGCGGCGCCTACCTGATCTACCGCAACTGGGAGCCGGTCAAGGCGTTCTTCCTCGGCCTGTGGTCCGAGATCCAGCAGGGCGTCAGCGGTGGCCTGGCGGGCATCGGCGCGCTGCTGCTCAACTTCAGCCCGCTGGGTTTTCTCTACCGCGCCTTTGCCGGCGTGATGAGCTACTTCGGCGTGGACCTGCCGAGCAAGTTCAGCGAGTTCGGCGGCAACCTGATCCAGGGGCTGATCAACGGCTTCACCAGCATGTTCCCCAACCTCACCTCGGCCATATCTGGCGCGGCGGAAAGCGTGGTCAGCACCTTCAAGAACCTGCTGGGCATCAACAGCCCATCGCGGGTGTTCGCCGGGTTTGGTGGCGACACCATGGCCGGCCTCGAGCAGGGGCTGGCAGGCGGCGAGGGTGGGCCGCTCAACCAGCTGGCCGGTACTGCCAAGCGCCTCACGGCGGCCGGCGCGGTAGGGCTCAGCGTCGCAGGCGGCGCGATGCCGGCAGCTGCCGAGTCGGTGGCCTTCGATACCCGCGCACCGCTGGCAGCGGCTGCCGGTAACGGCACGGCGGGTGGCATCACCATCCAGGGCGACACCATCACCATCATCGTGCAGGGCGGGCAGGGGCAGGATGTGGCGCAGCAGATCAAGCGCGCCCTGGAAGAGCATGAGCGCAACAAGCTCACCCGGGCCCGTTCCGCGCTGTACGACCAGGACTGACAGGAGCACCACCCCATGATGATGGCCCTCGGCATGTTCGTCTTCTCGCTGGAGACGCTTGCCTACCAGGAATTCCAGCGGCAAACCGACTGGCGCCACGGCTCGACCAGCCGCATCGGCACAAACCCGGCGCGGCAGTACATGGGCCGCGGCGATGACAGCATCACCCTGCCGGGCGTGCTGCTGCCGGCGCTGGCAGGCACCCAGCTCAGCCTGGACACGCTGCGTTTCATGGCCGACACGGGCAAGGCCTGGCCCCTGGTGGAAGGCACCGGGAAAATCTACGGCACCTGGATCATCGAATCCTTAAGCGAGACCCGCACGCTGTTCTTCCGTGACGGCCAGGCGCGGCGCATCGAGTTCACCCTCAAGCTCACCCGCATCGACGATGGCCGCGTGGACATGCTCGGCTCAGCCATCGGCAGCGTGGGCGGCATTCTGCGGGGGCTGCTGTGATCGATACGCTGCTTGACCAGGGCAAGGGCCTGCTCGGCCAGGCCATGGGCTATGTCGACCAGGCCGCCGGCGCCTACCGTGAAGCCACCGCCTACCCGCAGCCCATCTGCCGCGTGATGGTCAACGGGCAGGACATCACCGCCGCGATCGAGCAGCGCCTGATCAGCATCGAGCTCACCGACAACCGCGGCATCGAGGCCGACCAGCTGACCATCAGCCTCAGCGACCATGACGGTCTGCTGGCCATCCCGCCCCGTGGCGCCACCGTCAGCCTGTGGCTCGGTTGGAGCGACACCGGGCTGGTGAGCAAGGGCAGCTATACCGTGGACGAGACCGAGCACAGCGGCGCGCCGGACGTGCTCAGCATCCGCGCCCGCAGTGCGGATCTGCGCCAGGGGCTGACCGCGAAGAAAGAACGCAGCTGGACCGGGCAAACGCTGGGCGCCATCGTGCAGACCGTAGCGGCGGCCTATGGCCTGTCACCGATAATCAGCGCAGCGCTGTCTGTGCTCGAGCTCGCCCAGGTCGACCAGGCCAACGAATCCGACGCCAACCTGCTCAGCCGCCTCGGCCAGCAGTTCGACGCGATCGCCAGCATCAAAGCCGGCCGGCTCCTGTTCATGCCCGCCGGCAAAAGCGTCACCGCCAGCGGCGCGCCGCTGCCGCACATCACGCTCACCCGCGCCGACGGCGATGGCCACCGCTTCCTGCAGGCCGATCGCAATAGCTACTCCGGTGCGCGCGCGTTCTATTACGAGGTCAACAGCGCCGAGAAGAAGGAAGCGATCGCCGGCGGCGGCGACAACCTCAAGGACTTGCGCCACACCTACACCGACCAGGAAGCGGCCCTGCGCGCCGCCCGTGCCGAGTGGAGCCGCCTGCAGCGCGGTACCGCCACGCTCAGCTACACCCTGGCCCGCGGCCGCCCGGATCTGATCCCGGAGCTCACCTACAGCCTCACCGGTATAAAGGCTGAGATTGCGGCCACCGTCTGGCTCGGCGCCAACGTGCGCCACAGCTTCACGCCGGACGCCTACACCACCAGCCTCGAACTCGAATCGAAGCTGCCGGACGCGGACGACGTCGCCGAGCTGGCCGAGGAAGGGAGTTACACCGGCATCGTGGCTTGGTACCTCGACGAGAAGAGCGGCAAGCAGCACAAACTCACCGAGGGCGACCAGACCAACCCAAAGCGCCTATCCCATCTGTATTCAAGCAAGAACAGCGCAGTACGCGCGCTTGATCGAGAATGGAGGCGCTTACATCTGAAGCCAAGCCTCTAAGGTTTTCGTACAGCTTTGAATTCTCTATCAATCGCAACGGCATTATTATAGAATCATGCGCCGCTTCAGCGTGGCGTAATTCTAATCGCGTTCTCTTTTTTAAGTAGAGCGTAGGGTTTATTGGGTTCTGGTAATACTTATGAAGTTCCGAAAAGATATCAATGGATTGAGAGCGATCGCAGTCATTTCGGTTATACTTTTCCATTATAATGAAAGCTGGTTGCCTGGCGGCTTCGTTGGTGTGGATATATTTTTCGTTATATCCGGCTATCTAATGACTTCGATTATTTTCAGTGGTCTGGATCGTGGTGATTTCTCCATACTGCGTTTCTATCTGGCGCGCGGTAAGCGTATTATCCCTGCTTTGGCTCTGGTCTGTCTGGGTTCATTGTTTTTTGGTATTTTCTTTCTTTCGCCTGGCGATTTAAGCGCTCTCTCTAAGCATGCGTTAAGTAGCTTGGCGTTTATATCAAATATAATTTATGCCGGCGAGGCTGGGTACTTTGATGCTGCCTCAAACGAAAAATGGTTGCTACATACCTGGTCACTTTCGGTTGAGTGGCAGTTTTACCTTATCTATCCGATTGTTTTAAGTGTTGCTGCTCGGTTTCTCGACTTGGCTCAGGTGAAGAAACTCGTAGTTGGTGGTTGTTTCATCGGGTTCGCTTATTGTTTGTTTGTGACGCACTCAAATCCTACTAACGCATTCTTCCTTTTGCCTGCTCGGGCTTGGGAGATGTTGGTTGGTGGCGCAGCCTTCCTATACCCTTTCCGAGGAGGCGTGATTGGAAGAAAAGCCGCGTTGTTAGTGGGTTGGGCGGCTATTATCGCGTCATGTTTGATGATAAGTGAGTCAGCCGCTTGGCCAGGCTATCTGGCGCTTGTGCCGGTGATTGGTACTTATTTGGTGATTCAGGCAGATTTCAACAATCCTATTGTGACTAACAATCGCTTGGTACAAGTTGTTGGAACGTATTCTTATAGTTTGTATCTTTGGCATTGGCCTATAATCGTTGCAGTTGCATACCTTCAACTCGAATCCGATGCGATGCTGATGTTAAGCATGCTGACGGTTCTGATCTTGCTATCCGTGCTTTCTTATCGTTTGCTTGAGGCTAAACGTCTAGCTACTGATAAGGTTGCTGCTACAGCTATGGTTGCAGCTCTGAGCGCCGTCGTTGTGATTTATACATCGGGCTTGTCTTTTCGAGTTGCTCCTGAATTTAAACTTTCCCATAAAGAGTATCATCAGCAATATTATGGTGGTTCTGGCTATGGTGCTAATCAAGTGATCAGGTTTGGTAAAGAAGATCCTGGTCTGGATGTGTTTTTTGCAGGTGATAGCTTTGGACTCCAATATGCTGCCGCCCTACATGAGATAGGCAGAGAGAAAGGGCTTTCGTTTTCTGGTTTGTTTGATCACGGCTGTTTGATTGTTCCTAATTACACTAACTTAATGAATGGTAAGGAAGACCCCGCCTGCTCTGGTGAGTATAAGGTTCTGCTGGGTGAGCTAGCAGATAAACCGAAAGTGCCCCTGGTATTGGCATTTTCGTGGAATGGTTATATGGACCGGCTTGCAAGGAGAGGTGGCGAAGAGGTATACCATTTTGACGGCAATGACAGTTACTTCGAAATGTTGCGTGCTGAATTGTCTCAGCTATTTGCGGAGGCTGGCGAAGAAAGACAATACATATTGGTAGGTGTGCCGCAGCCCGCTGTGTCTTTCGCTTACAGGTGCTTAGCTTCATCTGGCTTGATAGGATCGGCGCTTTTTGAAGAATGTGTCACCGAGGAGCCGCTGAGAAAGCTGGATGTTAATACTGCTCTTTCGCGTATTGCTGAAAGCTACAGCAACGTGAAGTTCGTTGATCCTAATGATGTGCTATGCGCGTCCCTGAGTTGCATGGTGGTATTCAATGGCCAGCCTATTCACTCAGATAGATTTCATCTTTCTGTATATGGTGCAAAGATTGTCGCTCCGTTTGTTATGAATCATGTTGATGGCCTTGACGTACAGCTTGCAAGGGTCAACACATCTAACGTTCAGAGCCACATAGATGCGCTCGCTTCAGATAGTGGCAAGTAACGGGAAAGCGAGACGAAGTGTGAGCTTGCATGTAGACAAAACCCGGCGCGAGGGCCGGGTTTTCTGGGTCAGCTGGATGAATTCCGCAAGGCCTGCATCACCCTGATGACGTGCCGCCGATCAGCCACATCCAGTTGCTGGAACAGGTGCAGCACCTCTTCTTCCAGTTCGCTCAACTCACGCGGCACGGCGCGCTCAGGTTCGTTGTGTTGCCTGTTGTTGTTCTTCGACATGTGTACTCCTTACACGTCAGCCCGAGCGCCCGGCGCCGCGTGGCGCCTCCCAATCGCTCGGAGAACAGCCGATTTTCTGCATATCCGTGCGTGCCACCACCACCCCAATCAACTAAACATCAGGCGCCAACGGTGATCAGCTCGTCCCAGTTGGTGGTGTAGCACCGGCTCTTCATGTCCCGGCGCATGCCCCATTCCGGTTCGGCGGGTACGCGGCCCAGGCGCACGGTCCCGCGGCCTTCGCGCTTGTTGATTTGGTCCACGATGCTCATCAGGCGTTCAGCGCCGCGCCGGGGCGCCGGTGCGAACAGGTCGGGCGTCACCTCGCCGCGCTGGCTCAGGTCGAGCAGCAGCACCGCGCATTTGGAATAGGCGTAGCCGGGCCGGTAGATCTGCCGCAGCCCGCGCATGGCGATGGCCAGCAGGTCGCGCGTGTCGTCGCTGGGCGTGGGCAGGGCGCAGGTCACGGTGCCGGCGTAACGGGGCAGGTCGGGGTTGTGGTACTGGGTTTGCACCGTCACCTGCAGGGCGCCGCACAGCGACTGCTGCTGGCGTAGCTTCTCGGCGGCGCGGGTCACGTAGGTGGCCATCGCCTCCTGGATGGGTGCGAGGTCGCGCAGCTTGTGGCCGAACATCTTGCTCGAGCAGATGGCCTGCTTTGGCGGTGGCCCTTCGTTGAAGCCGATGCAGCTGATGCCGCGCAGCTCGCGCGCGGTGCGCTCCAGCGTCACGCCGAAGGTTTTGCGCAGGCTGCCGATGTCGTACTGGGCCAGATCCCAGGCGGTTTGAATGCCCAACGGCCGCAGGCGCGCAGCCAGGCGCCGGCCAACGCCCCAGACTTCGCCCACGTCTGCGATGCGCAGCAGCCGCTCCTGCCGGGCGGGGTCGGTGAGGTCCACCACGCCGCCGGTGGCCGGCCACTTCTTGGCGGCCCAGTTGGCCAGCTTGGCCAGCGTTTTGGTGGTGCTGATGCCCACGCCCACCGGCATGCCCACCCATTGCAGCAGCCGTGCGCGGATGCGCGCGCCGTACTCGGTAAGGTCCTCCTGCACGCCGGTCATGTCGCCCCAGGCCTCGTCGATCGAATACACCTCGATGCCCGGCAGCATGCTGGCCAGCACCGTCATCACCCTGTTGCTGATGTCCGCATACAGCGTGTAGTTGCTCGAGCGCACCACCACGCCAGCGGCGGCGAGCTGGTCACGCACCTGGAAGAACGGCGCACCCATGGGAATACCCAGCTGCTTGACCTCGCTGGTGCGGGCAATGACGCAGCCATCGTTGTTGGAGAGCACCACCACCGGCCGGCGCTTGAGCGCTGGCTGGCAGATGCGCTCGCAGCTGCAATAAAACGAGTTGCAGTCGATCAGCGCGAAGATGGGCATCAGCGCCCCACATAGCTGATGACCCAGCGCACCATGCCGAATACCTCGACCATCTCTTCCAGCTCCAGGTTGATCGGCTTGGCGAAGGCGTGCGCGGCTTTGAGCATCAGGCGGCCATGCTCGTCTTCGGTCATCAGGCGTACCCGGTACTGGCTTTCGCACTCCAGGCCGACCACCACGTAACAGTCCGGGGCGCAGCGGGCCGAGCGGTCCACCACCAGGCGATCGCCCGGGTACATGCCGAAGCCCAGCAGGCTGTCGTCGTCGACCCTCACCACCCAGATCTGCGGCGCACCCAGGCCCACCAGGCTGTCCAGCGAAAGGCTGGCTTCCTTCTCGTCCTCAGCAGGTGACTGGAAGCCGGTAATGCGCAGTTCAGCGGCCTCCGGCAGCAGGTGCCGCAGGCGATCTTCGCGGCCCAGAATGGTGAGCGTCATAGAGCAACTTCCGTTAAATACTGTATGCGTATACAGTAAAACGAAAATGACCCCAGGCGGTCAATCGAGAAGTGAGGCTGAATGACCGGAGGCAGCCATGTGCGGCGGCGTTGAAGCGAGAGACGCGGAAAAGGCCTACAAGGTCTACTTCCCCAGCCCCAAGGCTGCCTTCCCGGTGATGCTCGAGGGCGGCGAATCGCTGGGCTGGGTCACCTGGGGCCGTCGCCGCGAAGAGCCCGGCCAAGGCCCGCAAGGCGGCTGGGCACGGCTGGAAACGGTAGAGCGGGGCGGCTGGGAGAAGTACCAGCCCTTACGGGCGTTCGGCCTGGTGCAGCGCTACATGGATAAAGGCCAGCCCGACGAAAAGGGCAAGAAGCAATCGCACTGGTTCGACATGCCCGAAGGCTACGCCCTGGACTGCCTGGTGCTAGGGGAGGGAGAGCAGCGGCGCGTGTATGTGGTTACAAGCACACCGCCGGAGGAGTATTCGTGGATACATGATCGGTGGCCTTGCAAAAGAATTATTTTCTAGATTTTTGAGAAAGTTCTAAAACTCGCTTGATAACATATTGTTCAAATAGCGGATGTTCAGTTATCAAAGCTAGGTCATTCCGGCTGGAAAAGCGCCTGATTATTGCAGCGCATATTTCTTCGGTAGGTAAAGTTTTGGTGTTTTGGAAAGCTGTCGCGAGTACTGCATTAACACTATGCAATTTATCATTCAGAGCAGTATCGTTTAGCACGACTTTGAGGATATCCCTCCAGCTCCGTTCATCAGAATCTTCAATCTTTACCCCTTGGAATCTCCAGCTAACATAGAATTTATCTTCAATAGAAAATTCCTCAAACGTACTCTCAAACTGGAATATGGACTTCTCTATTTGAGTTGCGCTAGGAACTCGCGGCGCGTTGAGTGATCTTGCACAGTTTATTCGGCGCGACAAAAAGTCAACTTCCATGCAGACAACCGGCGAGTCGAGCGACCTGAATATTTTATAAAAAGCGGCATCTCTTGAGGCGCCCGTTTTTTTCAGGACACTTTTGAAATAGTTTTCGATGCTAGTGTTGGAAGTAAACTCCGAGGCAAGCCAAGAGGTAGGCATAAGCAGCTCTGCAGCGAATCTATTTGCCTCGGTTTCCATGATCGAATAGGCGAAATCATCTTCTTCAGAGTCGACATGGGAAACAATCGTTCCAGTATGCCAAGGAATGACAATATGGCCGATTTCATGCGCTAGGGTGAATCGTTGCCTAGTTGGTGGTGCGTCAGTGTTTATAAGGATTTTTGGCTTGTCTAACTGACCGATTCCTATTGTTATCCCGTCAGCTTTGACAGGAAACTGTATGTATTCGAGATCTCCGTACTGCTGAGCAAGAAATTCGAGATCATAAGGAGGGACAAGGCCATGTTTGGCTAACACTCGGTTAGCCATTTTTTCTTCCCTAGTCATTGAATTTTGCCTATGCCTCGCAGCCACTCCTCGATCCGCTTGGCTTCAAACGCAGAGCTAGCCCTTGCAGCCATCGCATAACGATCTTGATTGAGCTCCTCATCAAGAGATATGCGTTTATGACGGGCCGAAAGAATATAAGGGAGAATTGATGGGGCTGTAGCCCATAGTGAGTATTCATCCCAACTCATGCCGAGGAATTCGTGTAATTCTTGATCTGTGCCTTCTCGCCCTTCATGCCACGCCTCAACAAAGTCGTCAATTTCCTCAATGAGGACGTCACCGTTTAGGCAGCTTCTTATAAAGTCCATGTGAGATCCTTAATTAGGGTGAATTCGGCGACCGCGCACAGGTGGCTTGATTGCAAGTCCGGTTTTAGGGCAAACCGAGCCGCGGTGGTAGCCGCGCTTATCAAAGACTTCAAACTCTCCATGTAATGAATCCCAAGAATAGTATAGCTTTTCAGTTGGGTCGAAGTAATACTTGCGAGTTCCTTCAACAAAGGCAACTTTAAAGCAATCTACTATTGATGGGGTCGGCCTTGGTAAGCCTCCCATATAATCCCCCAAATATACTGACTTTTAATAAAACCGGCTCTTAAACGCCTCGCTTTTGCGTCTAGCGAACCTTTGCGTGATTCGTTCTATTCTTCACACCTATTACCGGTGATGATGTAGAGCACATCCGCATCGCTGCGGGCGGCTAAGGCCTGCAGATAGTCGATGGGGATGGTGGAGGTGCCGTTCTCGAACCGCTTCTGCATGTAGTCCGTCATGCCGGCCAGGTGGGCCAGCTCATGCATTTCTAGGTTGAGGCGCTTGCGCTCTTCAAGGAGGCGCTCGCCGAAGTCACGGGGGCGGTCTTCTAGGTCAATGGCTGTTGCGGACATGTTGGCTTCTCCTTGCCTGGTCACTTTGCGTTGAGTGAGTTCTTGTTCAATCGGTTGAATAGCGCCCGGCCGTCTCGGCCAACGCCGAAGCCAGCCGCCGTACTGTTTTGCGGTCGCTTTCCGGTAATGCGCGGTAGTGGTTGAGCACTTCCGATTCATCCGGCTCCAGGCCTTCCGCAGTGACTGGCGTGCGCTTGCCTGTGAGCACGTAGAGCACGTCAACGCCTGCAGCCATCACACCGTTCAGATAGGTGGCATCGGGGCTGCGTTCGTCGGATTCGTACTTGCCCTGGGCGTTCGCTTTCACGCCGCCAAGCGCACCGAAATCCGCCTGCGACAGGCCGAGCCGCTTCCTTTCTTCGCGTAGGCGTTCGCCGAGACCACTCATTTGAATAGAAATTCCCGTTGACACCACTCAAATGAGTGATATTCTTCTGCCACATTGAATGCTTTTGAATGGTTTTGAATCATGCCAGCCACACGCACCCCCAAACAAGCGAAGGAATGGCTCGCCCAGCAGGGTAAGACCGTCCAGGAATTCGCCCGCGAGCACAGCCTCGATCTGTTCACCTGCTACCAGGTGCTTTCCGGCGTGAAAAAAGGTCAGCGCGGCGAGTCCCACCGTGCCGCTGTCCTGCTGGGCATCAAGGAAGGCGTGGTCGCCGATGTGCCCGAGGAATACGGACGTCGCGCGACCGACATCGGCGCTGTGATTCCAAAGTAATGGCAACGGCCCCAGCGAGAAACCAGAAGATGAAGCGCACCGTTCTAGAAACCCGCCGCCAGGTCATGAGTGCAGTCGTTTGCGACTACCCGGGCGGGCGTGAGTGTGCCGCCGCTCGCTTGGGCCTGCCGCTCAAGAAGCTGGATAACCACGTGTACGAAAGTGCCGGCAGCCGCCCGCTGAGCGACGAGCAGTTGCACCAGCTCGAGCAGCAGGCCGGTACCACGCATTTTCCTGATTACGTGGCCGCCCTGTATGGCGGTGTGTTCGTACCGGTCGCCAACCCGGACGAGCTGGACAACATCGAGCTGTATGAACGCTGCATGAAAACCGCCGTAAAGCGCGGTGCGGTGGACAAGATCATTTCCCAGGCGCTGAGCAATGGCGAGATCGACGAAGGGGAGGCCAAGGCCATCCTGGAGGCGCACCGCCAGCACATGGCGGCGCGGCATGCGGAGGTACACGCGGTAATCCTGCTGCACCGGTCGCGTGAGCCCGGGCAGAACTGAAACAACAAGCAGTAGGCGCACAGCGCGTCACCAATTACCGGCCCAGGCCGGAGCCGCAACTGGCGGCAGGGGAGGAAGAAGTGAGCGTTGCCCATAACGGTGGTTACAAGTGTTTATGCCCGGCCTGCGGTGAGCGCATGCGGATTCGCAACAGCGAGGCGCAGACGCCCACGTACAAGACCATGTACGCGCAGTGCCTGAACATGGCCTGCGGCGCGACCTACAGCGGCTCGCTGAGCTGGGATTACGCGCTGAGCCCTTCCGGCCTGGACAGCCCCCGCGTGGAGCTGCCCGTTGCGCCCTCGGTGCAACGCATGCAGGCGCTGCGCGACAGCCGCCCTAAAACCGATCAACTCGACATGCTCGACCACATGGAACCGGAGGCAGTGAACGCATGAATACCATCACCCCAATCAGCGACGCCCAGGAGTACCGCAGCAGCATGCAGCAGGCAGCGCTCCACTTCCTGCAACGCCACCAGGCTGAGCACCTGACCGACGACGGCAAGCTCTACGAGCGTGGCGTGCAGTACCTGGTCAACTCGCTGGAGGTGCCCACCTTCATGGCGGACCGCCTGGTGCACCTGGCCATGAGCGAGCTGGATTGCCTCAAGCGCCCGGTGATCGGCATCGACTACGGCACCGGTGACGAGACCGTCGCCGCCCTGGTGCATTTCCTGACAGGCGAGACGGTGTTCATCCCGCTGCGCCACCTGCCGGCGCGTTTACAGCCGCCCGCGGCGCACCTGGCTGCAGCAGCCGTTAACTGATCACCCCTGAATTGACCCATTCCCATGCCCGCCTTTGCGCGGGTAGGGGAAAGTTGCGCCCGGACGGTAGCCCCATGACAAACGTTTCCATTCAAATTCAGCTCCAGCCGCAGCAGGCCGAGGCCTACCTGCGCTGGCTGACCAGCCAGTACGAGCAGCTGATGGCTGCCTGCTGGTATGACGACAAATACCGCTACACCCCGGCCGGCTTCCGCGGCCCGCGCATCCTCGAGGACCACCCGCACATTGCCGGGGTGAACCGCACGGCGCGCGAGCTGGTGAAGCAGCTGAAGGCCCAGGGGGTGCAGGCATGAGCACCCACCCTGCAATGCCGGCCTGCGAGGTGCTGGCGGCTGATCCGAGGCGATTCCTCTTCAAGCTGCACCTGGGGCGGCTGGTTTCATCGCCCAGCTATCAGCTGAAACGTGACGAGGCTATCCGGCTTTCCGGCTACCTGAGCGGCCTGCTGGAGGCCCAGCTGATCACCGACTCACAGCTCGAAACCGTGAGCGGAGAGATTGACGCCTTCGTCTGGGGGCCGCGCTCATGAAATCCATGGACAACCAGTTGCGCGCCGACGTGCTGCAACGCCTGCAGAACGACTACAACCTCAAGCCGCGCCCGGGCACGCAATACATGCGCGGCGGCGTGTGCCCCAGCTGCGGCAAGAAAGAGCTTTTCAGTCGCCAGGACGAGCCGTGGTTCATCAAGTGCGGCCGCGAGAGCAAGTGCGGCGAGCAGTGGCACGTGAAAGAGCTTTACGACGACCTGTTCGAGGACTGGAGCAAGCGCGCGCCCTCTACCGAGAAGGAGCCGGCCGCCACTGCCAAAAGCTACCTGCAGCACGCACGGGGCTTTCACCTGGAGCTGATCGAAGGCTGGTACACACAAGAGAACTTCTGGAGCCGCGAGCTCGGCATCGGCTCGGCAACGGTGCGCTTCCCGCTTGAGGGCGGCAGCTACTGGGAACGGCTGATCGACCGGCCGCACCGCTTCGACAAGCAGAAGGCGCGCTTTGCGCCGGGCAAATCCATGCGCGGCTACTGGTGGTGCCCGCCGAGCCTGGACCTGCTGCAGGTCAGCGAGCTGTGGATCGTCGAGGGCATCTTCGACGCCATCGGCCTGCTGCACCACGACATCGATGCCGTCTCGGCCATGAGCAGCAATGCGTTTCCGGACGAGTCGCTCAAGGCGTTGGCCAAGGCCCGCACCGAAGCCGGGGCCAAGCTGCCGCGCCTGGTCTGGGCGCTGGATAACGAGCCGGGCGCACATCGCTACACCCGCCGCTGGGTCAAGCAGGCCCGCGAGCTGGGCTTTGTGTGCGAGGCCGCGCAGATCCCCCAGCGCGACCGCAAAGCCGACTGGAACGACTTGCACCAGCGTTGGATGTTCCTGGACGAAGACAAGCGCGTCGAGCAGGTGGAAGCTGACCTCAAGGAGGCACGCTACCAGGGCGCGCTGCTGATCGCCGAAACCGCAGCCGAGAAGGCGCTGCTGATGTACGAGTGGCGCAAGCGGCACGAATTCCACTTCGGCTTCGGCAACCGGATGTATTGGTTCAAGCTGGATACGGAGAAATTCAACAAGGCAGTGTTGGCCCTGGAGAGCAGCGAGCACCTTGAAGACAAGCTGCTCAACGATCGGCAGATCACCGAGAAGGCCTTGAGTGAGAGCGGCGGGGTGGTGGAAATCGCCAACTGCTACCCGCAGGCCCTGTACTTCCAGCGTAACGAGGTGACGGACGAATCCTGGTACTACTTCCGCGTGGACTTCCCGCACGACGAGCCCACCGTGCGCAACACCTTCACCGGTGGCCAGGTGGCGGCGGCGAGCGAGTTCAAGAAGCGCCTGCTGGGCATGGCCGCCGGCGCGGTGTTCACCGGTACCGGCGCGCAGCTCGACAAGATCATGAAGGACCAGCTCTTCGCGCTGAAAACCGTCAAGACCATCGATTACATCGGTTACAGCAAGGAGCACGGCTGTTATGTGTTCGGCGACCTGGCCGTGCGCGGTGGCGTGGTGGAGCAGGCCAACGCCGAGGATTACTTCGAGTTCAAGCAGCTGCGCCTGAAGACGCTGCAGAAGTCGATCCGCCTGGAAATCGCGCGTACCGACGAGGGCTACCGCGCGGAGTGGCTCGACTGGCTGTGGACCTGTTTCGGTACCCAGGGCATTGCCGCGCTGGCGTACTGGTTCGGCTCGCTGTTCGCCGAACAGATCCGCGACGAGTTCCAGTCCTTTCCTTTCCTGGAGGTGACGGGCGAGGCGGGCGCGGGCAAATCCACGCTGCTGATGTTCCTCTGGAAGCTGTTCGGCAGGCCGGACGAAGAGGGCAAGGACCCTTCGAAGATGTCCAAGGCCGGCTTGCGCCGCTGGATGGGGCAGGTGTCCGGCATGCCGCTGGTACTGCTCGAGGCCGACCGCAGCGACAACGACCGCGGCGCCGCCAAGACCTATGACTGGGACGAGCTCAAGCCGCTGTTCAACGGCGGCACCCTGGGCGTGACGGGCGTGAAGACCGCCGGCAACGAGACCTATGAGCCACCCTTTCGCGGCACCATCGTGATCAGCCAGAACGCTACCGTGGCGGCGAGCGAGGCGATCCTCACCCGTATCGTCAAGCTGCACTTCGTGCGGCCTCAGGTCACCAGCCAGAGCCGCGCCGCAGCGGACAACCTCAACCACCTGGGCGCGATGGACGTCAGCCACTTCCTGCTGATGGCCACCCGCGCCGAGGCGTCGGTGATGGAAACCTTCCGCACTCAGGTGAAGGTGCATGAGGCTGCGCTGCGTGAGCTGAAAGAGATCCGCATCGAGCGAATCATCAAGAACCACGCTCAGCTGCTGGCCCTGCTCGATGCCCTGCGCCTGGTGGTACCGCTGAGCGACCGCCAGTACGAAGCCACCCAGCACGAGCTCACCGCCATGGCCCTGGTGCGCCAGAGCGCCGTCAACGCCGACCCGAGCGAGGTGGCCGAGTTCTGGGAGGTGTTCGATTACCTGCAGAGCCTGAGCGATGACCCGGTGGTGAACCACAGCAAAAACCCGGACCTGATCGCCATCAACCTCAACGAATTCGCCGAGCGGGCCGCCGAGCACAAACAGAAGCTGGCCGACGTCGGCACCTTGCGCAACCTGCTGCCCAACAGCCGCTCACGCAAATACCTCGAGCACAACAAGTCGGTCGACAGCGCCGTGCGCGCCGCCTTCAACCAACGCAACTACATGAACCAGCGCGGCACGACCGTGAAGTGCTGGATCTTCCAAAACCCCGACGCCAAGCGCGGCAACGCTTGAGCGGGCTGTAACACCCAACCAAAACCAAGGAGAAGCACCATGCAGCACTACGACGATGACGAACCCAGCCCCAGCCTGCGCGAACGCCTGGCCATGACCGGCTGGATCGGCAGCGGCCTGGCCGGCCTGCTGACCGCAGCCAACCACCTGCCAGACCTGTTCCTGGCACTCGCACGCTGAAAACAAGAAGGCCCCCGGTGAGCGGCAACTCACCAGGGCCCGACCAACCCCAAGGAGAAGCACCATGCAAGCACATACCCCAGAAGTCAGCGCCGAGAAGGCTACCACGCCGCGCTACGACACGATTGTTATCCGTGGAGCGATCGGCAAGGTAATTCCCCGCACCGTCGATGGTGGAGAGGTTGTTAGCTGGGCTCGAGGCCATGAACTGGCAGCGGCCGATGCACTGCTGGAGTTCGTTAATTACGTGGCTGACGGTGATTGCGGGATAGGACCGGAACTGAGCGCTAAGGCGCGCAAGGTGCTGGGCCTGATGGAGCGCCGCAGCGTGATGGGATGGGAGGCGGACGAGTCTCCAGAAGACTGGCAGGCCTCGGTTCACCGTGCGGCGCATCAGGCCCGCGAAGTGTTCAGCGGCTCCCATGACGACGCCATCCAGGCGATTGAATACATGCAGGCGCTTCTGCAGCGCGCGGCTCCTGTCATGACGGGAGGTGAGGCATGAAAACGCCAACCGAAGTCGGCCCAATCGCCGAATACCTCATCGCCACCTATTGCTCCTCAGTGGAGGCCGAAACCCCGGATGACGTGCGCAAGGCCTGCGAGCTGCTGATCAGCAAGGCCGCGCGCGCCATCGAGAAATACAACGACCAGGACGTCGCCCTGGAAGTGCTTGGGCGCACGTCACGCTACGTCGCCACGAATCCGATGGAGCCAGATCCTGCGGACACGTTGTACCGCGAAGCGGTCGATGCTGTGGTCAAGTGTCAGCGCGCCAGTCCGGCCTTCCTGCAGCGCCGCTTAGGCATCGGCTACAACCGCGCCGCCCGCATGATCGAAGCCATGGAGCGTGATTGCATCGTCAGTGCTATGGACCGCAACGGCGCACGCACCGTCCTGATGCTGGAGGTGTCCCATGCCAACTGAAATCCGCACCCGCTTCACCACCGGCACCTACGTGGCCACCGTGCGCGGTGACAAACGCACCGCCAGCAACACCATGGGCGCCCGCTGGGCCGCCGAGGCGCTGGCCCGCAAGCTCGGCATGGACCCCACCATGCTCCGCGAAACCCAGCGCGACCTGCTGCGCAGTGGGGTGGAGCTGTTTGTGCATCCTGAAGCGCTGAAGGCGAAGGAGGTGGCCCGATGAATCTGCTCCGCTATCTGACCAATCCGGAAGGCATCACCACCGCCGAGCTGGCCGTGCGCACCGGTGCGTCGGTTGTCCAGGTCCGTGCCGAACTGGTCGCCATGGAGGCGGCAGGCGCGGCGGTGCGCGAGCGCGCAGCGGTCGGCCAGCCGCATCGCTGGTGGCGTGTCGGCGCTCGTCCGCTCGGCAAGCTCGATGTGCTGCTGGCGATGGTGCTGGCGGCACGCCTGCACCCGGGCACCAAGCGCCTTCGCGCGGTGTTCGACCGTCTGGCTCACCGTTCGGCCGACCCGGCGGTGAGCCAGATCCTGGGCATGGCCCGCCACAGCCGGGCGCCGCATCAGGTCGCCGAGCTGGCGCTGAGCTACTACGCAGAGGAGTCGGGGCGTGGCCTATGACATACACCAGCACATGCTCGAATGCGAAGCCCGCACCTGGTTGCGCAAGGGCTACTCCACGCGCGAGCGGATCGAGGAGCTCGCGCAGTCGATCACTAAAAGGCGAGGCCATGCCGCGACCGAGCGCCTGGTGGAGGAAATGCGCCGTCAATGGCGCCGCCGCTCGGAGTGGCTGACCTAGAAATCACGTTCAACAATTCGAGGCCCGGCAACGGGCCTCGCGCTTTGGCGGGGCATAGACTCCCGCCATTTCCATCAGGTGAGCACGACCATGCACGAGGGTGTCGAGGTGCGCGGCAATTCGCTGCGCGTCTATTTCCGGTATCAGGGGGAGCTGTGCCGCGAGCCGTTCCCAGGGGATGCCTCGCCGGCGAACATCGAGCAGGCCAGCCGGCTGGCCGGGCTGATCCGGCACGAGATTAAACACGGCACGTTCAGCTATGCACGCCACTTCCCCCATTCCGTGAAGGTGAAAACAAACACCTTCGGCCATTTCATTGATCTCTGGCTGAATATCAAGCGCAACGAGGTCGCGCCGTCCGGTTTCCGGGTGTATGAAGGGCGGGCTGAAATGCACATCAGACCGAAATGGGGGCCGCTGCAGGCCGACCAGATCGACCACCTGGACCTGCAGGAATGGGTGCAGACGGAGCTGATGCCGAAGCTGCACAACAAGACCGTCAACGAGATTATCGGCCTGGTGCGCCAGATCTTCCGGCTGTACCGGATGCGCAATCGTCAGGCCCATGACCCCACCGAGGGGCTACGGGTACGGGTGCCCGATCGAGACGATCCCGATCCGTTCGATCGGCGCGAGATCGAGGCCATCCTGGCGCTGGAGACCAAGCGGGAGCAGGAGCGCAACCTGGCGCAGTTCATGATCTGGGCCGGGCCGAGGGTGTCCGAGGCGATATCGCTGGCCTGGGAGGATGTGGTTGACCTGGACAAGGGCATCGTCCGCTTCCAGCGTTCCCAGGTGCGTGGGCATTACAAGGTGACGAAGACGCGGCGCTCGGCGCGGGAAGTGAAGTTGCTCAAGCCCGCGCGCGAGGCGCTGCAGGCGCAGGCGGCGCTGACCCGCGATCTGGAGCCGGTGGTGGTTGAAGTGACCGAGCGGGACAACAAGACCAAGCGCGTGCGACCGCTGCGTTTCGTGTTCCACAACTCAAGCACACGCGCGGCGCACACCAGCGCGGACATGCTGCTGAAGGGATTCTGGCGGCCCCACCTGAAAGCCGCTGGAGTGCGCTTTCGCGGCCCGAACAACTGCCGGCACACCTTCGCCAGTCAGCTGCTCACCACAGGCGCGGTGCCGCTGGAGTGGATCGCCGACCAGATGGGGCACACGTCCACCGACATGATCCGCAAGCACTACGGAAAGTGGATCAACGACGACGGACCGGACATGGTCGGCATCCTCGAGCACGCGCTCAAGCTGTAA